GGCTCATTCGCTCAGGAAGTGTTCACTAATCCAAGATCACCCTGGGCATTGCCCACGAACGTCCAGCCCACTCCTTTCAAAGAGTGGAATGAACGTTTTCCACCAGGACGTCGCAACGCCCAAGCCAAAGCAAGAGCCGAGGTTAAGCGTACGTCGGGCGTTCCTCAGAAGTGGTTGACGCGCAAAGCTTTTATCAAACGAGAAGCAGCGGTCAATCGCACTGAGGATGGAGTGGTGGAGAGTGATCCGCGCGCAATTCAAGGCGTGTCGGATGAGGCCAACGTGTTGTTGGGACCGAGCATGCATGCGTACGGGGCCGTATTTGCCGAGTGTCTTCATTGGAAGAAACATCGGGCGATGGTATACGCGTGCAAGATGACGACCGAAGAAATCGGAGAGTGGTTTGACTCATGTGTCAAACGAACTGTGGAGGGAGTCAACGAGCCGTTGTGGCTTGAAGACGACTTTTCGCGGTTCGATGCGACTATCAATGAGTACGCCCTCCGGTTGGAGCGCCTCATATACGAGGAGATGGGGTTGAAAGGGCGCGCTTTGAAGGTGTTGGAAGCGCAGATGAGAACTTTTGGCCGGACGAATTTCGGCCAAACCTACCGTGTGGATGCAACACGGAAATCCGGAGACCCAAACACGTCGTGTGGTAATTCAGTTATCAACGCATTGGTTCACGCTTTCTTCTTGTGCGCAGCGTTTGCGTACAATGCCCTTTCAGAAGAACAGCGATCCGGACTCACGTTCGAGCAGTTTTGCTTGGACGTGGATGCTTCGCCCGAAATATTGGTGCCGTACATGGAGAACTTCAGCATGATCTTCATGGGCGATGACAATTTAGGGTGCGTGTGGGTGCCGGATGGCACGCCTTTGTTCGACGCTGCCAGTTTGGAAGCGTTTATGTTGAGATTGGGATTCAGAGCGAAGCCCGTAGTCAGACGAGGTGTTGAGGGACAAGACAAGGCCACTTTTTGCAGTGGTCGGTTTTGGCCCACCTCGGATGGCTACGTGCTCGGACCCAAGATCGGCAGACTGATCGCGAAAATGGGATTTTCCCATCAGAAACGCGACAAACCGTTACTGCATGCCCGGGGGGTAGCAGTGGGGCTGCGGAAATTTGCAGGTCACATACCGATTCTTCGGACTGTGATTGCAAAGACCATAGCCTTGACACCAAATGTCAAACGGTTGCAGGTCGAACAGAGATACATGCAGTCGTCTAGGACGCATGAGGCCACGGAGGAGACTTTCCGCTATTTGGAGCGTGTGTACAACATCACGATGGCGGAAGTCTATGACGTGGAAGCGGTGATAGAGAGTATCACCGACCTCCCAGCGGCCATTAGCCACCCCGCACTGTTGAGAATAGTGCGGTGTGACACCGACTGAAAGCATCCGTCGTAGCGGACGGTTAAAACGCTCGTCATGACATGACGTTAACTTGGGCCGTGGGCGGCCGTGTGCGCAAACACATTCCAATATAGCGTTGACGACGAGTCAACCTGCTCCAAAGACCCGGAGGCAGTATGGCAGATCGTATGATTTTAGAAATCCCGTTTAAATGCCCACAAAATGGCAAAACGATCTAAGCAGAAGAAGCCCGTCAGAACCGCGCCGCCCGCGCGTGTTCGAGCTAGAGTCCCATGTTGGCTCGCATCCCTGCAGGACCCCATGTCCACAAACCCGTGCCGAATCCCCGACACGGAGGTCGCCCCCTCCGGCGTACTCAAGTCGCGCTATCACGCAGAGGTCTCATCCACATCCACAGGATCGAGCACCAGCGTCACGCGCAACGACCTGTTCATCTTCTGGCCGCACATCAATACAGGATGGTGCCACTACCCAGAGATTGGAGCAGGATCAGGAGTCTTCGCTGCTAAGTCAGCAATTACTGACCCACGTCAACGATATCCACTGGATACTGCTTCCGGTGACCACGGTTACATGTCACGACTTACCGCCCTCGCTGCCCAGTTC